TCACACGGCTTGAACCGCTTGTTGCTGCGTATGCTGCTCCAGAACACCGGCCATCCCAAGAAGGTCTGACGGAGCCAGATGAGCATAGCGCAGCGTAGTCTGAATGCTGCGGTGTCCCATCCACTGCTGGACACGACGAAGATCAACACTCCGTTGTACCAAGCGGCTGGCGCAGGTGTGCCTTAGTGTATGGATGACCACGTCGTCAAGCTTTAGATGGGTCATGGCCCGATCCCAGTGTGTACGAAGCACACCGTTCTTCGACCGGAACATTCGGAACGGCCCGGGCTCATCCGGGTAGCGTTCTTTGAGCTTTCGCAGCTCGTCCTTCGACCGCTCGGTCAGCGGGAGGGTGCGCGGTGGGGACTTCTTGTCCTTCCAGTAGGTCACCGTCGAGAGCTTCTCCCCGAAGTCTCCCCAACCAAGCCCCAGCATTGCCGATAGTCGGCCCCCGGTATCGAGCGCGAAGATCGTGAAGGCACGAACGTCGTCCATTCCCCACTTCTCGAATAGCTTGAGGAGCTTGGTCTCTTCATCCACGGTTAGGAACCGGGTACGACCGAGGCCTTCCTCTTGAAGCGGAACTTTGGGTGCCCGGTTGAGGGCTCCAATCTCAACAGCCGCACGGATCATGACTGACATGGCTGCCAGTTTCCGATTGATGGTGGCGTTCGAGAGTTCCTGCTCGGAGAGTTCAGCGATGATCAGGTCGTACTGGAGGCGAGAGAACTCGCTGACTTCGAAGTTTGCGCCGAGGATGTCGACGCACTGCTTGCCAGACTGAATGAGGGTCTCGGAGGACCGCTTGAGTTTCCAGTGGGTCTTGCAGACGTGTTCGAAGAGTTGCTGGAGGGTCTTGATCTTGTGGCCGCTATCGGCCCGACCGTTGTTGACTGAGGGGATTGGCTTACCCGCCGCGAGGGCTTCCTTGGTGTCCATTTCCCAGCGCTTTGCTGCATTCTCGGTATCAAAGGTCTCGCGATATCGTTTACCCTTGATCATAAAGTCGGCTTGAAACGTGTTGCCACGTCTTCTTACGGCCATTCTAGTCTCCTGTTAGTGCAAGGATGCGCTTGTAAAGAGCCACACCCTTCTCCTTGAGATAAATCTGCTTGTTTCGTGCGTCGGTTGGGTTCTCCTTTCGTGTGAGCAGGTCGAGACCCGGCTGCCCGTTGCGATGAGTTTCGCTCAAGGCGGCTAAGGTTCGGCTGAGAGTGTATTCGGTGATCCCAGAAGTTTGGGACAGTTCCCGAGCAGTTGCGCCCGGGCGACTGGCGGCGGCCATGAAGACAACTATCGAGGTTGCCTGTATATTCGGATCAAGTTCTCTGAACTGCTCTATCGCGGTGATGAAGCGTCGAGTGGACTTGTTGTCCGTGGTCGCGGTAATCATGGATTTCCCCTGAGTAAACGGTCTTACAAATCAGACCTTGCCATCATGCAAGTGACTGAGTAGCCGTGACAAAGTCAAGCTAGAGGAAGTGCGCCTCCAAGATTTCAACCGGGAAGGCGAACGTCCTGTTGAACCCGCGCTCTCTAAGGGCTGAAGGCGCGGTTGTCTCCGCACAAGGGAGACCTTTTTTTGAGCAAAGCGTTAGAAGAGCCTCATACTCTTCGAGGATCGCTGTGATCGGGTCATCGAGAAAGTCGAGGCTCTCTGGATTGTTCTTTGCAAGGAAGCCGAAGGCGGTGTCGTACCCCTTTAGCGAGGGGACATCAGCGAACCCAGCATACTCGGCGGGGGTCGGCGGTACGGTCGATGGTCTGACCAGTTCGAGAAGCGCCCCAACCTTCTGTCTTACATGCAGAAAGGGAAGCATTGGGCACACGACAGGCCCTACGCCGTCATGCGTATCAGGTTCGAGTTTCATGATGTTCCTGTTTGCTGTTCCGTGGTCGTTCGCCCGGTGGCCGGGCATATACGCCTAGTGACTTCTATTAGCATCTACTAAAAATGATTCACTAGAAGCTGTCCTCTACCTCTGATAGACAATGGCCACAGAGATAGAGAACAAAGTTAGAACAGGCAAGGACTTTTTTCCTATCACCCACAACCACCCCCGAGGCTGTGGATTATATTCCTAAGCCGCCTGAGGGATGAGGTGATAGCGAGCGTAACGCTGGCCAGTGTGATCGAATTTGGTCTCGGCCTCGATCTCGACACCTGCCTCCTTCAGTTCGCTGATGCGCTTTGAGAGCGACCGAGCGCGGATTACGCCACCGGCTTCAATCGCCGTGAGAGAACCCTTGGCTTTGAGCAGGGAAAGAACCTCGGCAGTCTGCTTCGGGAGACGATCAAGGGTGATCTTCTTGCGCTTCCGATGAATGCCCATGTGGCTGGTGTGGATGTAGCGGATCGTCGGGTGATGGTCGAAGACGACGCTCGGGGTTTCCACTCCAGTCTGGAGCATCGTGCCCTTCATGCCGACCGTCAGTACACCCTCCATCCCTTCCGGCAAGGACATCAGCGAGAACCGGCGACCAATGAGCGAGGTGGCTACGCGCTTTGCTCTGGTCTTCTTCACGGTCGGGTCGTTGGTCCAGACACTCAGGCCGCTGTTGTTGTCGAGGTACCAGCCGAAGAAGCCACTGCCGTTGGCCTTGACGCCCGTCAGGTCGACATCAGACTTGATCTCGCGGCGCGGCAGGTACCAACCCGCCTCCCCGTTGACGATGAGAGCGATGCGATCCGTGATCTTGAGGGCTTCGACCGGCTTCTGGCCAAGGTTCAAACCAGTAGCGCTGTCACGGAACCAGAACTTAGAGCCGACCGAGAGAGCTGCGAAGATTGCCATAGCTGATGCTGGGTTGTTGGTCATGTGTCTTTCTCCAGATGTTGGGTTATGCGGTTTGGAAGCGATGGCCGGTCACCGACCAGTGACGGGACAGGCGGTCGAAGCGGAGGCGGATGTTCGTCCCCCACTTGGAGCCGGGGAACTTGCGGCGGTACTGCGAGAGGAAACGGATGGCTCCGTCCTTGGTGAAGAACTCCTCGTCGACGTGGATCATGTTCTTGGGGGTCATGAGAGGGCTCCGTGGATGCAGCCGATGGTGATGAGCAGGAAGGCGATGGCGATCCCCGCAGTGAAGAAGTTGGACCGCGTTCTGCGGTGACCGTGGTAAGGATGGCAGCCCATCAGAGAGCCCCAATCAGTGCGCAGATGCCGAAGATGAAGAGGCCCAGGGCGATTGCTGACGCGCAGTTCTGCCAAGTGTCGGCCCGATACTCGCGCTGGTACCAGTCGGATTGACGGTCGTAGTTATTCATCAGGAAGTCCTTTGACGAACCACCAAGCGGTGAAGCCGGAGATCAGGGTGAGCCCCACGGCGATGAGCATGAGGGCGTGAGCGAAGGTTTCGACTGGGGTCATTGGTCGGCCTTGGGCAGCTTGCAGTGGTCGAAGAGCCAAGTCGGGCCGAACTCGTTGCGGAGGCCATGGAGGACCGAGCCAACCCGATTGCCCGAGCTGTCGCTCCAGAGACGGGCGTTGTACCAGTAGACCTCGCTGAGGATGGCCTTCCAGCGTCGACCGTGGGCCGCAGCAAAGGCGACTAGGGCGTCGGTCTCTTCCTGAGTGAGCGGACGATATTTGCGGCTCATGCGACCACCACCTTCCCCCGGCGACCGGCGAAGACCCGGGCACGGAGGATCGCTTCCTTGCGCTTCTTGAACTTGCCCATCGGGGTCATCCAGCCCATCCCGATGTGGGTCAGGAGCCAGTGTCCAAGCTTCTCGTTCTTGCGAACTTCGTAATATCCCTTGGTCATGCGTGATCTCCTGACCGGGTCACAGCGCGTCGGGCCAAGTCAATGATGTCGTGCAGACGGTCGATGGCGTATCTGCCGCACTCATCCGTCCATGATTGTTCGTATCGGGGATCATCGGGACATGGCTCACCCTGTTTCGGGGTCTCGGCTATGTCCTTGAGAGCAGCTAACAGCGTGGCGGTGGTCGTGGTCATTGTCTCACCATTGGTCTGCTGGAACCGACGAGAGCTTCGTGGCCCGGGATTTAAGGAAAGCGACTTGGGTTTTGCCCTTGGCGACGGCATCGTCGGGGACTTCGTAGGTGACCATGACGCCACCAGCTTTCGCCATGGCCCGACGCCCGGGTCTGGACCCGAACCAAGACCGCAGTTGTGTCTTGCTTTGACAGGCGAAGAGGTAGTCGTAGTAGCCGTAGCCATCGAATAGGGACTTGAGCGGCGTCCCATACTCACTACGCGGCCCAGGATGGTCATATGCAGCCCGGCGATAGGTATCGTGGCAGTTGCGGTCGTGGATGCGGGCAAGTCCAGCGCCGAAAGCGCCCTCGCCGTTCGTATGTTCGATGCGATAGACAAGCATGGTTAAATCCGAAGGAAGGCCCCACGGCTGGCCCGACTGGAGGTCCAGAGCCGAGCCGCAGGGTGAAATCGTTTGCAGATTGGCAAGTATTAGGACGCAGGTTTGCCATTGAGGTCGGCGGTTATCCGCTCCATGACGTTATCCATATAGATGGCCTGGCCCGTTGTGGTCCTCGCCCAGACGGTCATTCCGCCGAAATCCTTGTCAACCTTCTCGCCCTTGGCGATGAGCTTGTCTGCTAGCCAGTCCGAGACGATCCAGTGCTCGTAGACTTCCCACTGGTATGGCTCGATGTCGTTAGCTTCACAGGCATCTTGAGCCGTTGCGCAATAAACGGGTGTCAATTTGTCAGACTTCCAGCAGGGTTTCCCACCATTGATAAAGCCATCCACGTGCTCGCTATAACCAGCTTCCCGCGCGGCTTCCTCCCAATCGTCAATCGGGCTGGAAAGCTCGAAGGCCTGTTCCGCGAGGGTTTCAAGGTCCCGGTTGAGGTGTGGTGCGCCATAGCCCTGCGCCAAGGTATGAACGAGGGAAGAGACGCAGTAGTGAACTTCTCGCTGGACGAGTTCTTGAACGGTGATGGCCATTACGCGGCTTCCTTTCGGGCTTCATCGACAATCTTGATGGCTGCGGGTACAGAGGTCGTCTCGACATAGGCGCAGTATTCGCCGCCACGTATCCAGACAGCATAAACCCGAGAGTGACCCCAGTAGGCCCCGCCTCGGTCATAGTAACCATCTCCACCGCAATGACGGGCATAGAGCTTCCCAGTTTCGGGAAATGCTTCGGGGTTGTCACCATGGCGACCCATCGGTGCGCCGTACCGGCAGTTCACTTTGGTGAACGGATTGAACCGAGCCATCGAATTGTTCCTTGAGGCCAGATTGGGGTTGAGCTAGACTGTGGGAACCGAGTGGATCGCTCCACCCGGCCCCCTTGCGCTAGAGGGTGAAGATGAGGGCCACGGTGAGTGAGACCGTGGCCCCTTTCTTTTTCCAGCGAAGGGTGATTGACCATGTGACCATGGATCTATCTCCCAACAGTCTTGAAGCTGTCTCGTCGCCCCTTCCGGGTCCGGGCTGTGGTCTAGCCGTTCAGCACGGCCAGCAAGCGGACCAATCAAGTCACCGTGGCGTGACCTCATTGGACGGCTTGTATTGTTTGCCAAAGTGCAACCATATGAACCCACTGATAGAGCGTGAGCGATTGCCCTTGGATCATTACGCATGGTCGAGCCGTGGTCTTGATCCAAGGGCAGTCCCCTTTCGAGGTTGGTCCCGTTGTTCAGGGCACGGTTTCCTTGCCCCACAGTCGGTGGCTTGCTGGTTAAGACGGACGGTCTCTGTGCTGCTGTCCAGTTCCGTAGTCACCATGGTCTAGGCCCGTGGTAACCACCTGAGAGGATGCTTTCCGTTGATTGTTCCGTCGTCTTGTCGCATACAGCGGACGACTGTCGTTTGTTTCTGTCCACTGTCGAGCCGTGGTTAGGATCGAGGATGGATCGTCTAGCGATGAGAAAGAACCAAGCGCCCCTAGAGGCCTCTTGCACCGAGCCGCTCTGACCGGCCCCACCAGATCGTTTGTTGTTCGTCTGGTGTGATTTAGTTCTACCAATCGCTTGCACTTTGGCAAACATATTTTTTCGAACCGATTGCATATTTCTTCTAACCTAATGATATTCAAGAGTTATTTCTTTAGGTGTCGACAGGCGCTTGGTTGCCATATTGCAAGGAAATACCCTATTTCGGCATGGTGCGCCAGCAAGAAATTACGAGTCCTGTCAATGGCTTAGCGTAGGTCCAGCCCCTGATTTGGCCATGGTTTCGGCTATGGTCCCCTTTTGGCAGACCAATGAACGCGCCGTGTGAGCACCTTCGCCCTGGCCTCGGTTTCGGCTATAGTCACGACCATGGAAAGCATCTCCCGCTATCACCTGAGCCAGCACGAGGACGGACTATGGCACGTCATAGATTCGGTTACTGGCGGTCCTGCCGAGATAGAGCACGACGGGACGTTCTATGTGCTGTGGAAGCTACCCCGGACTGAGGCTGAGGAATGGTCTCTCCGGTTGAACGCCGTAGAGCGCAAAGCGAGGGTCAAGCACCCACGCCTGTAACCATGGTTTAATCCTTGGTCTCATCCTTGGCCCTAGTGTGTCCCCCATTCGCCGTGAGCCTGTCCCCGGTCATGTCCCGTGTTTGGGCCATGGTTCCGGCTATGGGCAAAAGGCACCGATAGACGAACACACGACCAAATATGTTCAGCCTTGAACAATCATTGGTCTATCCCCTGTCCATCCACAGCCTAACCACAAGCAAAACGGATCTAACATCTGGTATAGCCCCTTGATTTCATTGGGCTTTCCAGCTGGCCGTGACAATCGAGGTGACAATGGGTGGCTCAGGACTTGACCGCGCACCCGCATCGCGCAGGGGGTACCCGGGGGGACGCGAGTTGTGCCTTTGATCTGATGGGTCGTTCGTAAATTTCTACCAAAACATTCCCGGGTTGAACTATGGTCTGGACCATGGACCGACACGAAGACACCATGACAGCCTTGGTCAACCTCCTGAGGGAACTCGGGACGGAGACCATCGACATGTTCGATATCGGTGTGCCCTTGGTCGACCGAGGCTTCACCCAGAACGAGATCGTTGATGCCATCATGATGCTGGAGCATAGGCGGTTCGTCGAGCTAATACCGGGGAACAGGCTCAGGGTCTTGAAGCTTCTGTAGGGGGAGGATCACTCCTCACTCCCCTTTTGCCTTGGTCAGACCCATGGCCTTGACCTAAGTCTCTCATGTGGAGCTATGGTCTGAACCAAGGTCCTAGCCTTGACCTAATCCTATCATGTGGAGCCATGGTTAGGAACCATAGCTATAACTAGGGTTTGAACCCCCAGCGTACCTATTGTGGTCCCTATTCAAACAGAGGTCTCAGACCCCGGGATTAACCGAGGTCTGGTGTCTTAGAACCACCGAGGGAGGTCTCCAGACCGACCGAGGACGTTGTCCATGAACCGCGCTAGCTCAGCGTCGAGGAGATCCTGCTTCCGCTCTTCCACGGCCTTGTTGTTGTTCCGGCTCATGTACTCGACCCAGTGAGCTACAGCTCCCGCCACGGCATCGAGACGGTCATCGTGCGAGAGAGCGCCACGAGCCCGGGTGACACGGGTCATCTGGTAGAACAGCCTCATGCGCTGGATGTCGTCGGGATTGTAGCTGGCCGTCGAGTTGTAGTCCCAGTCGATGACCGAGGAGCAGACCACGAGCCTGTGCTGGTTCATGATAGGCTCTAGCGTGTCGATGATCCGGGCCTCCTTTTGGGCCTTCGACCAAGCAGCGTCCTCGACCATGCAAGGATACTGGATCTGACCCTTGGCTCGGAGGAGCTGGGCGAACATACCGTCACCGAAGTTCGGTTCGACGAGGATGAGGTTTACCTTCTGGTCCTTGGCGTCCGATAGGATGCGCGACAGCGTGGCATCCGAATAGCCCTCGCCCTTCACGGCTCCAACCTTGGTCAGGAACAGGAAGCCATGCAGCAGCTTGACCACAGCCCACGAGGTTTCGTCCTTACCGCGACCGGAGGGGTCGACGAACATGACCGAGCCTTCCCAATCGAGCCAGTCCTTGGACAGATACATGGGCCGGTAGTAGCGATCGCCGGGGAGACCGACCATCGGCAGTTCCTCGTAGATCAGATCCGGGGCCGAGGACCACACGACCTCTGATGGACCCTTCGACGGGTTGAGTCCCATGATGATCAGGTCCGATAGCTTGAGCGGGAACTTGTCCTCATCGGACAGGCTGGTGTCGAGCATGAACTGCAGGGCGAAGCCAGAGCGGCCATAGGACAGCTCACGTTCGTCCAGATCGACCTCTGTGAAGCGTTCGGGATCTGTCGAGCGTCCTACTAGCTCCGGATCAGCATCAAGCTCACGGGCGATCAGAGGGGCAAGGCGGGGGCCGTAGCGAGCCTGTCGCTCAGGGTCGGGGTACCGGGACGGCCAGACACGGGTCTGATAGCCACGGGCTGGCAGGAGGTTGTAGATCGACTGTTCGGTCTGGGGGGTGCCGAGGTAGATGATACGGCCACCGGGTTTCAAGACAGCATCGAACTCCTTGATCTTCTCGGAGAGGCCATCGCGCTTGAGCTGGGTGTCTGAGTTATTCACGACCTCAATGTCGTCCGCGATCAGAACGTCAGCACGGGAACCGGCGATCTGTGAGTTGATACCGAGGGACTTGACCGAGGGGGCATGGGAGGCTCGGGCCGGACCCACGTCGAACGAGACCTTGGAGAAGCGCTGGCCGGGGCCAGGCCGTAGGTGAGCCAGTAGCTCCATCTCGAAGATCAGGCGCAGGGTAAAGGTCGAGAAGTCGTCTGCGCGTTGCTTGGATGCCGAGATGACGAGGATGTTGAGCTGCGGGTTGCAGTAGAGAAGCCAGCAGACGAATGCCGAGGTGACCCAGCTCTTGCCGACACCACGGAATGCCTGAATGATTAGACGCTTCGGCCCGTGCTGTAGGTAGCGGGCCATGTCGTACTGGACTTTGGTAGGCTTCGAGAGATTGAGGTGCTGCCAGACCACGAAGAGGAAGTTGCGGAAGTCGCGTAGCGGGTCGGCTGCAGAAAGGGTCGTACCTGCAAGCAGGCCGTTCGTTGTCTTGGTCATTATCCTTGGAATGGCCGTAGAATGCCCACAGGCTCCTGCGGTGCAGGGCTTTCAGAGCATTCTCGGGATTGGATGGGGGACAGGGCCGGAAGCGACAAACGCCTCTCTACGGCCCTGTGGTCGGGTCAGTGGTAGTGTTCTTCCTCATGCTCCTCACCGCTGAACGGCAGGGCATTGGCGATCTTATCAACGGCTGGGCTATGCGTTCCCGGCTGGAGTACCGTTCCGGTATCCTTTAGGAACTGACGGACGACATTGAGGGTCGCAGCATCGGGGGTGACGCGAACGATCTCGCCGGTATCCTTGTCGACTACGGCCTTACCCTGATCGAGGGTTTCGGACAGCAGTTCAGCGAACTTGTCAAAGAGGCCGTCCATAGCGGACTTGTCGGTCTTCATACCTTTGGCTTGTCCTTGAAGAATGTGTCATAGACCTTGGTCGTGATCTGGACGATGAGCCAGACGAGACCGAGGATTGGTGCGATGGTGGCTGCGACTTCGGAAGCAGTCTGTAGCCAAGGAAGCCAGAACGGCGATGCTACAGCTCCCGCAGCAACTGCCGTGGTGGTGTGTTCCACAAACTTGGTTCCTGTGTGAGATAATGGGGTGAACCCCGGGCCGGAGCCCGAGGCGTTGGAGTTAAAGCTGAAGAGCCCAGTTCCAAAGGCCATCGACCTGTTCCTGAGGTAGGCCGAGATTGTCGGCCACTTCGTTCAGCAGAGGGTTGAGACGCTCGAAGGTCGAGGCGTTCTTCCACTCGATCAAATCCACGGTATCGGTAATGGTCGAAGCGACGGCCTCTTCCATCACGCCGATGGTGGCCAGAGCAAGCATGAGCTGACGACGGGTGAGCTTGGGCATGAGAGCCCGAGTCTGTTCCACGGTCGGAGGCGAGTATGGAGCTACCGGATGACCGTAGTTGATCCACTCGACGACGGCAGCTCTCACCTCAGGGGCTATCCCCTCTTGGTCGCCCGGGGTGATCCCGTAGACGACCTCGTGGCTTGTCCCGTCACCGAGGATATCGGCCATGATCGTCACCGAGTAGTGGTCAGGGATCGGCTGTTCAGCCACGGACAGTAGCTGGTGGAATTGTGTCATTGATTGTTCCTTATGCGATCCGCTGCATCAGTGTGATCTGGTCGTTACCTGCGGTGTAACCACGGGCCAGCCAAGTTCCTGCCAACTGGGCTCCGCCAGCGGCGAAGGTGTAGGCGTTGGCTGCGGAGGTGTAGAGGTAGATGGCTGCGGAGGAGTTACGGTTCTTGATGCCCCCTGCGACAGCGATAATGTGTCCAATGGGGAAGTTGGTCTCGTTAGCGTTGGTGCTGGAGTAGACGTCGAACCCACCGGCAGGACCCTGAGGACCCTGAGGTCCAGTTGCGCCGGCAGCACCCTGAGGTCCAGTTGCGCCGGTAGCACCCTGAGGTCCTGTAGCACCCTGAGGTCCCGTCGCGCCGGTCGGACCCTGCGGTCCCTGAGCCCCGGTATCACCCTTGGCGGCAACCACCGACCAGTACGAAGGCTGACCGCTCGGGGTTCGGTTCGTCCCTGCGGCGATACAGATGTATGAAGCACCGGCATAGGAGACCACATCGTCGACCACGTAGGCGGTGGCCGAAGAGTACGCGCCTTTCCAGTTCATACCTTCAGCACCCTTGGGGCCGGTCGGACCAATCGATCCTTGAGGGCCGGTAGGACCCATAGGACCCTGCGGACCCGTACCCCCGGTTTCACCCTTCGGTCCAATCGGGCCAGTCTCGCCGGTAATACCCTGAGGTCCCTGAATGCCCTGAGGCCCCTGAGGACCAGTGTCGCCCTTCGGACCAACAACGCCCTGAGGTCCCTGAGGACCTTGGAGACCCTGAGGGCCACGACCAAAGGTGACCCCGGTAGACCACGCGCCAATGTCGTTGGAGAGCTTCCAGTAGACGATCCCCAGTTCGGTATCGATGAACGAGAAGTTCTTCGGCTCAGCGTCATAGGCCGAGCGATCTGCAGTCAGGCCCGAGGCGTCGGGATCGAAGGTTTTGCCAACAGGACCCTCCGGACCCTGAGGACCCTGCGGTCCCATGATACCCTGAGAGCCCTGCGGTCCCATGATACCAGCGATGCCTTGAGGCCCCTGCGGACCAGCGATACCCTGAGGTCCCTGAGGACCTTCAGCACCCCGAGGACCTACCGGGCCAATCGGCCCCTGAGGACCAGTTGCACCAATGGGACCGAGAGGACCCTGATCCCCAACTGGACCCTTGTCACCCGGAGGTCCCTTCGGCATGTCAGCCGAGGTGAAGGGGCGGAATTGTCCATTCTCGTCGAAGCCGAGGACCGTGTTGGCTCGGGCTTCAATCGTGGGGAATGCGAGACTGACACGTCCTGCGTCGGACTTGGGGGCAGCCAGCGTTCCTGTGGTGGCTAGGGTTGCTTCGTCGGCTGCCTCCTGAGCCACATACATGGCTTGCATAGCCTGACGGTTGAGGTCGTCAGCGCGGAGGGTCGAGCCATCAGAGATCTCGGATAGGAGCGAAGCGTTCGGTGTCTTGCGTTTGATCGTAATGAACTTCTTGCCCTGCGATGCGGGAGCCGTGTTCATCGTGATCTGGTTCTTTGCGGTCCAGCTATAGGACCCTACTTCTACTTCATCGAGCAGTACCTTGATGTGATCGCGGGACAGATACGGGAAGCTAAAGGTATACGTCTTCTGTGTCCCTGTGGCCGGGTAGACCACGAAGGACCGAATTTCTGCGGCCATTGTTCCTTTGAGTGTTAGGGGAGACCGAAGCCTCCCCGGGTTTAGTTTAGTCGCGATCCCGAGGTGCGTAGTCGGGAAGGTCGGAGATCATGCCATTGAGGAGCATCATGATCGGGACAGAGTTTCCGAACGGGAGAACCCGCTGGATTTGTCGAGCTTCCTCCTGAGACCAGTCGCGGTTCTCGAAGAGGCCAGTCAAAGCACGGGTTGCCGCGACCACGTCATCGACACCGCCAGTGGTGGGGTTACCGAAGAGCATGTTCGAAGCCTGTCCGGTCGTTCTGGTGTGGGAGAACAGAGCGTCCTGTCCCATGGCGTAGAGACCAGTGTCGACCAGCATAGGAACCACGGACGATGCACCAGCTCGGGCGAAGGATGCCGTACCAATGCTAGACCAAGAGAGGCGCTTGTCCTCCCATTCCTTCCGGTCAGATCGGCCCACGGCTTGGATCTTGGTCTGAGCTACGTAAGCAGCCCCGGCCATTGCCATGGTCCCGATAGCGGAGCCCACGGCAGTACCGTCGCGGAAGTGGAGCGATTTGAGCGTCTGCTTCGTGTAGGCACCAACCATGAAAGTTCGGAACTGCATGAGCATCTTGGCAGCCGGGTGGCTCATCCAAGGGATCATGTTGCCGATGTCGTTGCGCTGGATGATCTGGCGAGACAGGCGGTCGGCTGCGGATAGGAACGCCTCACGCGCTTCTTTGTCAGCCCAGTTGCCGAAGTGAGCCCGGGTTACCTTGCGCCCAGTGATCGAGCCCTTGGCATACTCCATGTTACCCGGTTCATTGAACATCTTGAAGATGCGGTCGGTCATCTCCGGATCGAGGCCCAGGTCGGCCAATCGTTCCTTCGACATGCCCTTTCCAGTCGCAGCCATGTTGGCGAACTTCTGGATGATGGACGCGGAGGTCCAGCGTTCGAGCATGATGTTGGCCTGACGCATACCCGAGATTTCGGCCGTCACGTTGTTGGCCTTGTTCAGGGCACCATCCACCCGCTCACGCCAGCGGCCAGCATTGACTTCCGCCAAGCCAGTCACTTCGTCGAGCTGGTAGTTGTTCCGGTGAAGGAGCCTTTCGGTTCCCGTACCAAGCCAGACTTCGAGATCATCCGCGAGACCGGACTTGAGGATCGTCTCTCCGCTCTGGCTCATCATCCGCCTCACAGCCGGGACCTGAGAAGCCGCCGCCTTAAACCCAAGCGTACCTATTGTGGCCCCGATTTCCGAGACCTGTGCGAAGCCCACTTGGTTCATGATCCGGGTGAAGTTTACCTTCCGGATAGCCCGAGACCACCAGCCAAAGTCCGTATTCTCGGCCTTGTTGATGGGTCGGCCACGGATCGAGCTGTAGGCCATGTCGAGGTTGTCGATGTCCTTGTCGACCTGTTCCCGCGTCATCTTCCCCTCCCCGATCAGCTCAGCGCCACGACGACGGACGAGCTGCTTGTAATGCTCGAAGTCTCCATCGCTCTTGAAGCCATTGACCAGCAGTTCGCCGGAAGACGGGTCCTTGAAGCGGTAGCGTGACAAGGCGATGATTCCCGACATGTGACGGGCGTAGGACAGGAAGTTCGACGACGCATCCATGTTGATGAGGTCAGTGATGCTGAGCCCCTCTTCATCCACGGTCCCGTCCTTGCGAAGCGGGCGTTCCAGCTTGTGCTTCTCAGCGAGGAGGAGCCTGTGCTTTGCCCGGGCATCATCCCCAGCGTCGGCGGTCTTCTTGAACCTTTGCAGGACAGCGTCCGCATCAGCCCGAGACAGGCCGCCTTCGAGCGTCAGGACCTCCATGAGGGTCTCAACGTCTTCACCACCCATTGCTCGTACCGCAGCATCGTCGAGGCCGTGGGCACGGTTCGTGATTGCTCTGGTGAAGCCCTTGGCCAACCTTCCGATGAGAGCCTCGTCCATGTCGGCCTGAGCCTTCCGGATTGCCCCCGCGATCAGCTCCTCGACCGTGCCATCGACGTAGTCCTTGGTCACCTCGACGATCCGGTTCGCATCCCATTGGCGCATCATGTAGTGCGGGTTGCGTTCCCACCGTTCGAAGCCCTTGACACTATCACCGACCATTCCTTCACGGATGTATGGGTTGAAGCCCATTTCCCCGACCTCGGCGTAGAGAGCGGCCTGACGGTTGCCCATCTTCACCACTGCCGGATCGAAGTTGTCGGCACGGCTCGGGTTCCGGTCGAGGATGTACTCGGAGACCTCCCGGTTGAACTTGGCCTCGATCTTGGCCCCGTCCATCCACCCACCCGAGTTCCGGCTGCGGTATTCCTCCAGAGCCGGTCGGTAAGTCCGCATGTAGTTTGTCGCCCAGCCGGTCCAGTAACGCTGCTGCTCCTCCGAAGCTGCGATGCCATTGATGGCCCCGTTCTTCTTCCCAACGCCGTCATTGACCAGCCCTGCTGCCACTCGGGTGAGCGGGTTCGGGGACTTGTCCATCTGAGCAAAGAGATCGAGCCGAGCGTTGAGGAAAGCGGACTTCTCGATGTCGCTGTCCATGGTGAACTCCAGAGCCTCGTCATTGAGGAAGCTCTTGGCAATAGGAGCCCTAGCGGCACCAGCAGACCCAGCCATGCTGATCGCCGGCAATTCACCATCAAGCTGCTGACGGGCGACAGTGGCTGCGCGTTGGAAGTTAACTGCCTCTGTCAGGGTCGAGGGGTTGCGAGTGAGAGCGCCGACGACACCGCCCACGCCAAAGCCAAAGACTGAGCCGTAGAGCATGTCCGAGGCGTCCTTGTGGGGATTGACGGCATAACCGACAGCCTCGGTAGCGAGACCCCCTGCTGCACCGCCCACGCCAGCACTGAGGATGCGGTGGAGACGTTCAGCACGTCGAGCGCCCACCAGCTCAGGGGCAACGGTAGAGGCCGCAGCATCGACCGCAAGAGCGGTAGGATCGAGCATGGCATTGGCAATACGGAGGGCCGTCCCTGTGACTCCAGCCTCGGTCAGGCGACGGTTCCGTTCCATGTCGGTGCGGACAGCGTCCATGGTCTCCTGATAGTTCTCCTCGGAATGAGCTTTGGACAGCCAAGTGCCGTAGGTCTTAGCGTCGGCCCCGAGAGACTTCAGATCGCTCTCCAGTCGGCTCGTGGTGAGGCTCCAGTTGTTGTCCGGATCGGTCTCGGAGGGAGACTGAAATAGCCATGCGGAGGTGGTCTCGGTATTCCATGCGTCCGACTGAAGCTGCCCGAGGGTGAACTCCTCACGATCTTCCGGAGGAACGTTGTTCGGGTTGCCCTGGCTGAATGGAATGTTGCCACCAGACAAGGGGTTGTTTCGAGCGTCATACCCCTTCTGACCTGCTGCCAGCACCTCGTCGAGGATCGGCGGCATGTCCTTGAGTTTGACTGAGGTATCGGCTCCGGCATTCTGCTCCCGTGCGAGATCGACCGTTGTTGGGGCACTGGTCTGTTCCCCACCCCGGGTGCTGCTGTCCTCTACGTGCCAGTTCTCGTTGCCCAGTGGGAACTTTAGGCCGTACCTCTCGGAGTTGCTGTGAACCCACGAGACAACTTCCTTGGGGGCGTGTTTGAGGCTCTGACCGTTGAACGCGAGGTCGGCAGCCTTCCCATGGTTATGCTGCGAATTACCCGGCGGAGCGACCCACTTCCGGGCAGCTTCGGGCGATCCATACTTTGCCAGTGCCCCCTTCCATAGCTCAGCCTGACGCTCGACCGAACGATAGCCAGAGTAGATGCCGAGGCCTTTGGGGGCTGTCGGGTCTTGTAGCATGGCCGCTAGCTTAGCTGCGAACCCGCTGTCCATCCCGTCGATGTGACTTTTGTCCTTGTTCGTCCGTCCGTAGAGGATCGCCCTCACATCCGCGTCTCGGCTATTCTGTTCAGCCATTCAATGCTCCTAAAGAAAAAGGCCCCGGGATGAACCGAGGCCGATGAGTTGGTTAATCGTTGAGGACCTTGTCCCCGATCTTGATGCTCGGGAGGATGCTCCCCCAGAACTTGCGTCTCTCTGCCGCCTTGGCGTCGTGATCGTCTCCCATCTTCTTCATGCGCTCACGGTGAGCCTTGAGATCGGAGCCACGGAGGCGACCCCAGTTCTCCCCAGCTTCGAAGCCCTTGAAGATCGTGCCGCCATTGTCATCGACAACAACAGCTCGGCTGTAACGCTTGCCGGTCTTCTTCCAGATCGGTGCGTCATCCTTCTCGGTGTACTGGAACTCATAGACCTCGCGGCTCTTCGGATCGATCCAACCCTTGGAACCGTCAGTGTCGACGGCATACACGAAGCCCTTCTGTTGGACGGAGTTGTTGAAGTTGTCCTCGCGGAGCTTCACCCGGGCATCGTCCTTAGTCTTCTTGTTCCAGATGTTGCGGATGTCCTTGAGCGTGATCACCGCCACCTCCTGCCTGTCATTGTGTAGGGCCACGGCCACGTTCTCGCGATCCACAATTTTGAAGCGCCCGCCGGAGACATCACCCCCGACTGGGACCACGGTTAGATCTTCGGGCTCAAAGCCTGAGCGTTCGACGACCTTAGGGTTGGCAGCGATGAACTGGGCCAGAGCTTCGTCCACGGCCTCCGGGAATTGGTCCGGAACATCCAGCCCGTTGAGATCGAGCATGGTGCCATTGTGGACCGTCATGTTCTCCTTGACTGCCTTGGATGCTGCCTCGACCGCCTTCTTTGGTTCAACACCGCCGACGACGAACTTCTGAGCCAACTGCGTGACCTTGGCCTTGACCGTGGAGAAGTTGGTGGGATCGCTGTCGTGATCAAAGCCGAACCAACCCTTCTGAGTGGCGAGGTTCCCCAGCTCACTGTCGATCTCGTTCCTAAGCTTCGTCACCTGCTCCTGTCCGAAGGCGTCGAGAGGTCTCGTCGTGGTGAGTGCGAACTCAAGAGCCGCATCATCGGACATGTTCAGGAAATCCGTCCCTTGGATAAAGGCCTCGGCAAAGTTCCGGTCCTCTTCCTTGGTGTAGGCCATGATCGAGTTCTTGCTCTCCTGCCGAAGCTTTCGGTAGACATCGAGCTTCCCCATCAGCCGGTCCTTGGTTTCCGGATCTCCTAGCATCTCGACAGTTGCGCCATCGGAAAGATTGGAGAGAGCCTTGGCCAAGCCGGGATGCTTCTGGCCTTGGGTACGGAACACACGTAGCTCTCGGAACATCTGCTCGGTGGGAGCCTCGCGACGGTGCTTTGCGATGTCCTGAGATGCGCGGAGGAACTCATCCTCGGCTGCCTTGAGCTGGTCAGCCTTGGTGACGGTAACCTCCCGCCCAGCCCGTGTCTTGAACGTGAAGTCCTCCACGCCTTCCAAATTGCCATCACGGAACAGCTCAACGTTGCGGTTGTTCAGCGCTGCCCGTGCCTGTTGCTCCTCGTTCCGGTCAATGGCCTTGGCTGCGGTGGCTTTGATCTGCTCGATCTGGTCAGCCTTGTCACGGTCCATGGCGAACGATCGGTCCTGCCCATCGCGACCCTTGCGGGGACGATTGATGAGGGCCAGAGCGTGTTCAGGGTTGGTGTCGGCATAACGCCGAGCGATGTTCAGAACTTCTGTTTCGAGGGTCTCTTCGTTGACGCCGAGCGTTCCCTTGCTGCCCAAGACTGGGAGCTGGGAGAAGACCAGATTGGCCACCTTCTCGGGGTCTGACCCGAGCTTGGTCTGTTGGTCGAACACGGTGCTAAGATAGTCATAGGCCGACTGGCCTTTCATCTCGACGAACTGCTGAGACTTCCGCTCCAGGCCGAACTTGACTGCCCAATCACGGAGGCCCGTCGCGTTGCGCATGAAGTTCTGACCGAAGTTCGGGTCATCCTTGTAGGCGCTGCTCGCGAGGTACTGGTTCATCTGGTCGGTGATAAAGGCGTCCGGATCTCCGGTGTCCCAGTCGAACTCCTTGGTCATCTGATCCTTCAGCTCGTTGGCGAAGGTCAGGCCACGGGTGCCCCCGGCGATGGCATTGGCTGCCTGTTGTGCGAACTTGTCTTGGAAGACTGGAAGCTCACCCCTGTCGGCCAACTGCTTGGTTTGCTCATTGGTCAAGCCCTCCATCTGACGCTGGGCTGCCCAAATAGCTTTCTTCTTGTCCTCTTCCGATGGTTTCATCGTGGACGACAAGTCCCCGAGAGAGCTGGAGAAGCCCGACAGGGCCTGAGCCAACGAGGCCCAACGATTGTCAGGCGACTGGCGGGCCGGGGCCACGAAGGTATCAGATTTGATTGGAGCTGGACGAAGGGTGTTCTCGCCCCGCAAGTCCTGCACTTGGACCCGGCCTTGTGCCATTAGGTTCTCCTAGTGTTCCTGTTGTAAGATGTGAAGCCGTCCAGCGCCGAGGACCCGATGCGGATCGCGGCGTCGAGGAACGACGGTGGTGTGCCTTGGTCTACGGAGTTGATCCGCCCTGCGGCCTGAGCCCGGGTCGCATCCATCTCTCCGACGAGGTAGTCCTCTTGCATCTGCATGTTGTTCGACAGCGTCCGCTCGTAACGTCCCTGCTGGCCATAGTAATCCGAGATCAGAGCATCGACCGAGAGACCGGCAACGCCAGCTTCACCAGCCGCGACTGAGGCCGTGGCCCTGCCCTTGGCTGCATCAATGTTGATCTTCTGAGCCTCGTTGGAAGCCGCCGCCCGTTCTTGCAGGATGCGGTTCTGTGTTGAGGCATAGGTATCGACAGCGGCCTTGTTGGCTTCCTGTCTATTGTTCTCGTAGATCTGCTGCTGCTGTTCGTACTGGGCCTGTTGACCCATGTACCCCACGATAGAGCTTGCGGCTCCCATCGCGAACTGAGCGACAGCCATACCCACGGCACCTACGCACATGTGTTGGTTCCCAGTTTTGCAAATTCGATGAAGGGCCGACGCTCAACACCGAACTCAGGAATTACCCTGAGCATCGAGAAGCCGAGCCATTTCAGCCATCTAATGTGGACCGTATTGCGGGCATCGACGTGGTTGCCGAGCAGCGGATAGATCCGGTGGAGTTTGTCGAGCCAGACCGGGCTTTCCCTGAGGAGCTGACGTTTGTGATTGAGGACCTCTTCCGAAGTCATCATCCAGACGATCCCGAACTCGGGGTGCCTGTCCACTGCGTCGAGACCAAAGAGCCCGATGCACTCGCCTTCGTGTTCAAAGGCCCAGGTCGAGCCCGGGGTGGCCACGGAATGCGGAAGAATGAACTCAGGAGCGATGCCAGTGTGAGCTATGCACTCACGCCGGTCAGCTTCCCGAAGTCGTGGAGCGAGGGAAATAGCATCAGCCACCCTCGCCTCACGGACCATGACCATTAGGTCCTCCTTGTGCGTTGAACGTATTCCCCCGTCCATTCTGCGGACAGAACCGAGGATGGGAGATAGCTGTCGTTGATGATCTCGATGTCGACGCGGTTGTTCTGCGCAAGGATCGGAACCCCGAAGGTCCCATCCCTGAGCGTGGCAACATCGACCTTGTTCTCGGGATCGCCCATCAAACGGCCATTGTGGATGTAGGTCCGAGTGGATCGGCCAAGGGGCGTCACATCGACCCGGATGAACGTCGACTTCGAATATTGCAGCATAAGCTTGATGAGCTGGAGACGACCCTCAGTGATTGCCGAGGTTCCTCCGCTCTGGCTCTGCTGCCGGATGAAGATCGTCGAGAGGCGGTAGCGCATGGTGTAGTCAATGCCGAAGAAGAGGTTCTCCTTCCGCATGTCACCGTAGAGTGTCACCGTGTCGACGCCGACTTCCGCTATTTGGACCTTGATGCCGTGGTTCTTGGTCGAGCCCGAGGTCTTGCCAGCGGTAACGCAGACGTATTCAACCTCAGACGGATCGAACGGAACCGGGACAACGGTCTTATCGTCGAAGGGATCGTAAGTCCTTCCGGTCTTGCTGGACACGAGAACCCTGCGGTCGAGGTTGACCACAAACTCTCCGTTCTCATCCACGGCCCCGGGCTGCACGTCCATCTTCTCGAAGAACACCGAACCACCACGGTCAAGGACCATTAGCAGGGTGCTGTCGATGAACTTGAAGTTCAGGACCTTGGTTACGCCGGGGAAGCTCCACTTGGACCAGCTCGATTGAAGCTTATCCTCACCGTTCCAGTAGTATTTGTAGACATAGAGGGATGCCGCATCCTTGGGGGAATAGACAGCCAGTAGGTCTTCCTGAGGAGCCGCAGCCATGAGTGTTGGCTTTCCCGGGATATACTGGGGAACGTGGGAGGTAACATCGTCGGCATCTGCCTGAGCGCTGTCCGCATCCATGATGTATTCGCGGATCATGGTGTAGAGACCACGGTCCATTGCAAAGAACAGCGACCGGCCACTAGACACTGGCGCAACCTGAGGGGCACTCGGGTACGCTGTGGATGGCCTGATGGATACCGTCTTCTGTGTAAGCAGCTCGTTGCCCATCAGAATGTACTGACGGCGGTCGGAGAAGATCACGAGACGGTCGAACTGGGCCTCGGCATAATGCAGGATCGCGACCTCAGCCCCCACCCCGGCTACGTCAATGGGATCATCGTCGAGCAACGAAGTGGCGGTGGCCCTCCAGAAGTCGAAGTACGATCCGGCACGGGACATGATCACGCTTTCCCCGCTCAAGTACCCGATGCGGTTCTTGAAGAAGAAGACCTCATTGACCTTCTTGCCCACGAAGCTCGGGACCGGACATGTGTCGTCGTCCCCAGCCTTGCGGAGGTTCCAGTCGGGGGGCTTGAAAGTGAACGTGCCATTGGCCTCGCGAACGAGGACGTGTGGCATAGTGCTGGCGTTGAACGAGGTTTTGATCCCCGGCATGGGAACTTCCTTCCAGACCCCGGCAGGGCTGTCGTCGTCCTTGGTGTCATACCGGACGTAGTAGTTGTCGAAGTCATTCCCGGGAGTGCCCGTGATCTCGACTGCAGCTCCATTCACGCAGCGCTGAGGGAGCGACGAGAAGTCCTGAACTTCCCTCTGGATCAGCTTCGAGGCATTGCCGTTGTAGCCGTCGTCGAGGGTCGCCTTGAAGGTCGTACCATCGTTCTTCCTGACGTAGATCACACCGCCCATGACCGACGTGGTCCAGCCGTTTGCGGGAGTGATGCCGTTGGCAGCGAGATTGGTGTCGGTCGCCTTCCAAGTCCAGTTGCCGTTGCTCTGGCCGTTGACTGTGGTTTCCAGCGTGATGGTCTTGCCGTTCAGCAGCCGCTCAGCGATGTAGCTCACGTCGACAGCCGGTGACTGGGCAGCGCTGTCACCATCGGGGGTCCGATACCTGGCCTTCACCACACCGTCGATTTTGATCTCGTAGGTGCGGCCATAGTTCCCGGCTTGGATGTTGAAGATGGCATCACTCTTGAAGTCCGGAGTAACGGTCGCATCCATAGCCGTAGCCTTGGTCTGGTTCACGATGAACGTGTAGTCAGCCACAGTACAGGCTCGGAAAGGAGCCGTGGTCAGGGACGCGGAGTGGTTCAGATAGCCCCAGCCGTTCGGAGCGTTGACCGTCTTCTCAACACCATTGATGTCGAAGACCCTGATCCCGTAGCGGGTAGCGAAGACCCAATACTGCTCGGTGGTGTCACGCTGGATCAGGTGGGTGAACAGCGGGGCTCCGTTGATGAGTGTGTCACCAAGGGCCGCGACATGTTCGGTAGGAGGACGCTTCTTGTTCCCTTCGATGATCGTGGAATAAGCGTTGACCTGTAGATCGCCTTGGGTGGCGAGACGAAGGGCCATAGCCTGTTGGCTAATGCCGTTCGCGAAGTTGGGGATTGCCCCGCTGATGCGAGCCATTAGCTCTTACGGAGACCCGAGACGAACAGGCTGTCTGTCAGCATGTTGGGAGCTTCGAATCTGAGATCTTCATCCTTGAGCGAGACCAGCGCCTCCTGTTCGTCGTTCTTGCTGTAGGAATGGGTGCGGTCGTCACCGAAGTAGCGATCCTGATATTTCCTTGCAGCTCGGACTGTGATGTAGACCCGGGCAGCCGAGGGAAGCTCCTCGAAGTCCAGACCGAAGGTTACATCCACGGTAACCGGACCCTCGAACTCGTAGGTCTTGTTCGTCAGATCGTAGAGCTTCACCCCGCGTTGAACGACCTTGGACTGGGTCTCGCCTGAACCCACGAGGGTCAGGATGTTCGGCGGTAGCTGGATGGCCTTGGTTACGTCGGGAACGAACTCCCGGCCTTCCTCGCGGTTAAACCACCAGCCGCGCGTCTGGACCTCGACCGAAGTGGTCCTGAGGATTTTGATGGCGAGTGAACCGTCAATGACAACCTCTTCGTCGAGAGAGTTGACTGGGCTCTCAGCGATAACGCCGAGAATTTCGTTGACGGCCTCAAGTTCGGTCAATGGGGCAAGCCCTAGAGCCATGAGGTTCTCCGATGTGGGGGATAAACGAAAAAAACCGGAGCCCTTTCGGACCCCGGTTCAAATTGTGGTTCAGACCTTAGGCGGTCTTGAACTCGATAGCGCATTCCGGACGGAGGATACCGTGGCCGACAGCGTACTTGGCAACCATGAGGGTGCCCTGACGCGAGACCATGTATTCCGTTTCCATGGCGAGATCGAGGAGCTTGACGGTACCAACGGCAGCCTTGTGCATGACAAGAGCAGCGGTGTTGGTGAACACGCCCTGATAGGCCGCAGGGCCGGTGGAGATGGTCTTACCGTTCGGCAGGTTGGCGGTCTTTACGAGCGGGATGTCCGCGATCTTGACTACCTTACCGTCGGCGTAGGAGCCCTTACCGTCCCAGTCCTTGTTGATGACCTTCGTGTTCTGGGCCAGCGCGTAATACTGCGTCGGCTTGACGAAGGCGAAGCGCTCCGAGGAAGGAACGAACTTCTCGTCGAAGATCGCTGCAGCTTCGAAGATACCAGCCGCAAGGACATCGCTGTCCGTTAGGAAGGCAGCCTTAACGAGGGCAGAACCGCCCGGGAGACCGTCGACTACAGCCGAAGCGCGAGCAGCGAGAACGCCGATACGGGCAACGTTTGCGTCATAAGCCTGAGCGAGTTCTTCGCCCATCTGCTTGGTGATTTCGCCACGGACTTCGAAGTGGTTCATCGCCTCGTCGATGTTCGCGAGGAACGCGTCGGTGAGGAGAAGGTCGTCGATGGTGATTACACGTTCGTTCGCCTTGAACACCGTGCCGAGGACTTCAGTGCCCGGGGTGTGATAGCGAGCGCCCGTGGTACGACCCGTTGCCGGGAAGGAAGCGGACTTGCCTTCCTTGATGTTGCGGGTCATGTGCTTGTCAGCAAACTCGGTCGTCTGCGTGAAAGCGGTGATTACTTCGCCGGTTGCTACCTTTACGAAGTTTGCCTTCGCGTCGCCAGTGCCGTTGGCCTGACCAATGCGAGAGACTACTGCATCTGCCATTGTCTTGAAATTCCTGTGTGATGTTCTGAGGTTGTGGACCTCGGTCATCGACACTGGCGATCTCTCGGGATTATCCGGCTTCCATCCCCCGCAAGGGAAGGTCGGCGGGTCACCAATGATCTCCGTGTGAGTTCCTTGGTTCCGTGGATCGCTCTCTGAAAAGAGACGGGATCAGTCGGAACATCGGGGACAGGAAATGGCGGTTGATCGTGTGGGATTCGAACCCACGGTGGCCTCGGTATAGCCCTCTAGTGGGCACCTCAGACACTATCCTAGATTACCCATAAACCACTCGGGCAACGATCAACTGTTGGAGTAATGAGGCCAGCACATCCGGCTGCTGATTACAGATCGCATTCGACCAAACTCGGTGGATCACTTGATTGGTTGCGTAATCCTATTGTGGTCCCTATTCGGGGAGAGACTGTCGTAGAAGGCGATCAGGCGCTTACCGCACTCGATCTTCTCAGTTTCGGACAGCTTGAGTTTCGAGACCAAGGTGAGAACCTCGGCCTTAGACATCGGGCCAACCTTCGGCCTAGCCACGGCTTTATCGAAGCAAAGCCGCAGATCGGCGGGAAGCTCCGGGTAGAACAGCGTGGGCTTAATTCCAGAGGTTGCGCAGCCGGTCAGTGTCAGCGCCAGCAAGGCACTCACGACCAGCGTCTTCCAACGCATTGGCATACTCCTGTAGATCTGTGGTCTTGGTTGTCAGGGCTTCAAGACGCTTGGCCTGTTCGGCGGCTGCGGCTGCATCGGCATCCCGGGCACTTCTCTCCAGATCGAGCATGTGCTGGGCTGTGGAGAGGTTGCGGGTAAGCTCGTCGATCTCTTTCGATCGGTCAGCGTCGGAATAGCCCTTGAGGTATCCGCCAAGGATGAGGCCCAGGACGATTAATGCCGGGGCCACGAAGCGGATCAGGACGGTGGACAGTCGGGGTTCTCCATCGGGTTCATGGGATTGCGGAGGATCTGCTTGTAGTCGAGGTGGCCGACACCGAGGTAGGTGCCGTAGAAGAACGGCGGGAGACCGGCCAACGCCAAAGCGGCCCCGTCTAAACCACGGTGAATGGCATAGAACAGCGCCGCGAACGAGCAGATGGTGTTGAGCCCGAGCCAGACCTTGGAGGTCTTACGGCTAGACTTTAAGCGGGATACTTGTCCCAAGGGAGCTGCCAGTGAGGACCGTCAGGGAACCCCTTCCAGTCGCCACCCCATTCGAGGGGGACGTTCAGTTCCTTGGCAGCCTGTTTAACTGCCGGGGCGAGCTTGTGGTACCAGCTCCAGTCCCACGATGGCTTTCCATTGACCAGAGGAACGAGGTCGACGGCGTGGCCTGTGAGGTGGCGAGAGCGCATCGTTTTGGATGCACCCTTTGCAACGTAGGCCCTCTGAGTGGCGAGAGTTCGCACACCTTCGAGGACCGTGAAATCGACCGAGGTAAGCTCGATAGCCCGCTTGACCACCCGAACGAGATCGGGATGGACACCAGTGAGCTTTGCGAGACTACCCCGCCCGAGGACGTAGGTCATAGGTTCCTTTCAGTTAGATGTTGGAGCGATTGAGCTTGGCCTGAACCTTGGCAACGAACGCCGGATCGCGCTTGTAGCGGATGTCGGACATGTCCTTGGTTACTTCGGCCCAGCTTTCGTAGGTGTCAGCGCCAGCAGCCGGGGTCTTGCCTGTGACGAAGTTCTCCGGGTCTTTGCCCTGAGCTGCCTCGTACTTGGCTTTGAGCTGGCCGATGGCGATGGCTGCGGTGTTCACGTCGGAGTTGGCGAACGAGGCGTTGTACTCGTTGATCTCCGCTTCGGTCAGGCTCGTGGAGGCCCAAGCGAACATGCGGTCGAGGTTCTCCTTGCCACCAGCTTCCTGCGTCAGGCGGGCCGTGGCTGCGTCAGCGAGAGCCTGTTGACCAGCGATGAACTGGTCGACCGTGGCCTTGTCGAAGCCCTTGGCTGCGAGATCAGCGTAGGATGCCTCGGAAAGTGCGCCATTGGTCTGGAACTCGGTGCTGAGGGCGTTGAGGTCTACAGCCTTCGGCGTGTCATCCGCTTTCGGCTTATCGCCTTCTTCGCCTTCCTTGGGCTTGTCCCCTTCGGCTGCTGCGGTGTCGACCGGGGGCGTCTCTTCGACAGAGCCAGCGGACTGCTTGGCTTCAAGCTCGGCGTAGGCCTTGGCCATGTCTTCCCAAGAATTGAATTTCTCAGGGAGGCCAGCGGGACGGTTGGCTTTCTCGGCTTCTTCCGCCTTCGCGAGGAGGGCTGCTTCTGTAGAAACTGGGGCATTAGCTGCGGCTGCTGCCAGAGCTGCGGCTGCCGGATCAACTACCGGGGCTTCGTCGGTTACGACCGGGGTTTCAGCGGCTGCTGCCTGTGCGATCTGCATTAGTAATCCTCGCGTTTAAAGGTGATCTGCTTGATGTCGAGGGAGGCCTCGGGAGCCTCCACGGTTTCAACTGCGGGTTTGGCCTTGGCTTTCGCCCTGGCCGGTTTCGGGATTTCGGTGTCAGCCAACTGGGGCTCCTTCTGGGGTTGGTGCTGCGGCTTCCTGCTTCATGCCTTCCTTGGCCATGCCGCCCATCTGAGCCAGAGCCTGAGGCCCAAGCTTCTCGATGAGAGCTTGCATCTGCTGAGCCTGTCCGTTCTGAGCCAGCTCGGCCTGAGAGACCACGAGGCCTCCAGCGTCGATGCCGAGAGCAGCAGCGCGGCGCTTGATGTATTCGCCGGGGTTGATGTGCTGGGCGATTGCTTCAGGTCCGAAGAGCTGGGCCAGCCCACCTACAAGAGCGTCGAGGTTCTGGAGGTCGTTGCCTCGGCCAAGGGCGTCGAGACCGGCCACGACACGGACACTGGTCACTCCCTTGGGGAGCGGTGGTACCCTTCGGTTATGCTCCATCCGCTTCTCGTAGAGACGGACGACCGGGAGCTGGAACTCCTCGGAGAGCAGCGAGTAGATGCCGCCCATGCCCTGCTCCAGTTCGGAAGCGACGAACCTGATCTCTTCTGCGGTGACACGATCCCCAGCCCGTTGGACGGAGCTGTTGAGCATGAAGGCATAGGAGAGGCGTTCGACGAGCGTCTGGATGAAGCGTTCGGCTACCGCGAAGTCGGCCTGTTTGTTGACCTGTAGCGGGACTACCGCATTGGCCTCACCAGTGACGAACCCTCCGTTCTCAGCCGCAGCCAGCTTCTTGGCACTGACCGTGGAGTTGGGGGCGACGAGCCAGACAACCTTGGCAGACTGGGCCGTTCCATCACGAAGAGCTTCGATCATACTGTCGAGGGCTTTCAGGTCCCCGATGTACTCGTCGACGAAGCCGCGACCGTAGTTCTCCCCTTCGATGTAGGTCAGCCGCAGCGGGAGCCACGGGCAAGCATCGACGGGGTACTTGCCCACGTTCTGGCCTGTGATGTCGAGACCCTCACATTCCTGAGTTACAAAGCACTGGTCTCCGTCTCGGGTGATATGGGTGTAGACATCCACGTCCTCGTCCCGGGGCTTCTCGGCCACTTCGCGGATTGTGAGGATCTGATTGGCAATCTCGGCAGGAAGAGCCGCCGGTGACATGCTTTCCTTGACGACGATGTCGATCCAGTTGCCGGAACCATCGCGGTCGCAGACGTACTGGTTGAGGCGGAAGCCTCTCGGTCTGCCTTCCTTAGGGATATGCAGGAGGTAGTTGCCAGACAGCAGAAGCTGCCGGGTTGCCTCGAACGATACAGGGCGGAACAGAGAGCCGTACATTTCGGAGACGACAGCCCGTTCCCGGGCGCTCAGGGCCTTCTCGACCTCACCACGCTGGTCTTCGGCCTTGGTAGCCTCGCGAACAGCAATGTCGTCGATCTCGTACTTGAACGGTGGTGCGTTGATTGGGAACAGCGCGAGGTGGACCTTGGAAGCAAGGTTCCTCAGTCCCCGGGCACCTAGACTTTGCGAAGGCTCTGGCAGACTGGTCGACGCCGTGGTGCCGTTCTCGGGCATCAGATGCGGGACAGTCAGCTTAGCTCCTTCCACGGCCCGTCTGAAATACGGATCGCGGTCGGTTACCAGCTTGTCGTAGAGAGCTTTCGCTGAGACTTTCTCGATCTCAGCCAAGGATTACCGGGGAATGTTCACGCCGGTCTGTCGTGTGTTGGTCAGGGGAATGACCAGCGACGATCTACCCTTTCGGGCGATGTTCGAAGACGCACCTTCTGAGGCCGTAGCCTTGGTCGCCTCGTTCAATACTGGGGCCAACTGGGTCGGAGCCGGGGCCGGAGCCGGGGCGATGACCGTGTCAGCCTTCTGAATTTTGGGTTTCTTAGGACACATGAAGTGGTCCTTCTTCCTCCTGTTGGATGCGGAGGTTACGGAGGTAGTCGATGATCCGTTGTTCACCAACCATGGCTCCGATCTCTCGATCAGTTGCGTTGAGCGTGGCCTCGGACAGCTTCCTCACCCCGAATATCTCTTCGAGGTGGGAAACGATGGCTTCGGACACAAAGGGCTTCTTGGGAATATCCAGAGTTAAATCCTTGGACATGCTAGTGTGGCCCCTATTCCGGGGCCTTTCCCTCCTCTCTGTCCAGAATGGCCAACTCACGCTCAGCAAAGTAGATGATCTTCTTCAGGTCATAGCGCTTAGAGGTGCCGTCTTTCTCACCGAAGCGGTAGCAAGCCTTGAAGATGTTGCCGAAGTTGAAGGACATCTTCTTGAACTCAATCAAGTCCCCGAGATCAACGGCGAAGGAAGGGATGTTGTAGTAAGACGACGAGCCCCCGTCAGACTTCACGGCTGCCACAGGATCGCCTCCTGCTTCTTGTAGTCGTAGTCGTTCCAGTGAAGGATGCGGGCAAGACGGGCTTGGAGGAGAGCTTCCTCGTAGGTGGACCCCGCTTTCTCGTAAGCAGCAACCACGGCTTCCCATGGATCAGCATCGGGTCCAACCTTGGCCAGCAGCGCCTCGGCCTTGACCGGACCAAAGTTCTTGAGCCCGGGATAGCCGTCGGTCACGTCCCCGGTGAGCGTCTGCTTCATCCAGTTGTTCCGAGCTTCGCCGGGAGAGACATGGACGATCTCGCCGTTGCGATAGACCATGCCCGGGATCGTGAGCATGTCCTTGTCCTGGCTGACGATGATCTTCTCACCCTTGATCAGCTTCGGATGGGTCGCAAGGATACCCATAGTGTCGTCGGCTTCGATCCCCGGCTTGAGCTTTGCGCCATGCTCTTCGATAAGCCAGCGCTTGACTTCACCAGTCCCGACCGGCTTCCGGCCCCTGCCCTTCTTGTAACCGCTGTAGAGCTTGTGACGGAATGTCTCGCCCATGGAGAGCGTGATGATCGCCTCATCGGCGTCCAGCTCTCGCTTGATGTTCTCGATTGCTTCGAGGATCGCAGCTTTGACCTTCTTCACGTCGCAATGAAGGGTCCAGTTGTCGTCGCCCCAGTCGGTCTCAACTTCATGGGCGGCTCCGGTTGATACGACGAAGATGTCCCCGTCGATCAGCAGTGTTCTCAAGTTATCTCCTTAGTGAAATTCGTTGCAGTAGCGGCAGAAGACGCAGCTGGATTTGGTGATGATCACCTGTCGGTGACTTGCTGTTCGGTAAGAGCGAACTGGGACTGTCACCATGCGATGAAGCCCGAGCCGGCACTTGAGGTTCTGGATCAGGCGGCGGATCATTCCGGCTTCTCCGTCGAATAGATCGTCCGCTGGACAACCTTCGGCCAAACCTGCCGAGCCTCGACCATCTCAGGGCCTTCGTCCTGATACTCCGTTGCTCCACGGGACCACGAGATTTCCCAATAGGTGCCGTCTCGGGTGTCCTTGAAAACCTGTTCGTAGTGCTTCATCCATCGACTATCGCCCACGATTTCAGCCGAAGTCACTTCCTCGAAGAACTCCTGCTCGTCGCAGTCCTCACACAGGATCAGCTTTGCTTTTGTGCTATTCATTCAGCGGCCTCCGGTACGAAGACAAGCGAGCTGTCCCGCTCATTTCCATAGCGATAGAGCCAGCCTCCGGGGACCTTCATGCGGTAGGTTGCTGCGCCGTAGCCCGGGCTCTCAACCACTTCCCATCTATGTAGGCTCATTCTGCAGCCTCGATCTGGGTGATGCCGTACTTATCGGTGAGGTTCTTCTGCATCGCCTCCCTGTCCTTCTGCGAGAGCATACCGGCGAGCGACGGCCCATAGCAGACCAGCGGCTTCCTCATGGTGTAGACAGAACCACTCGGTTCCGGGGACGCGATAACCATCGAGCAGCTCGTGTAGAACTGCCTCAGCTTTCTTCCGATCATTGAATTGCCTTTGCGTGTGGAAGGAATAATCCCGGAGCGGACAGTTGGTATTCATCTGCCGCAGCCGGTTGTTCAGGTCGTTGGTGAGACCAACCTTGCAGTATCCCGGCCACGCCGGGTTGATCGCCACGTAGACGAAACCCGGGGTGTGTTGGTCTGCTTTAGTGTGTTTCCGCCCAGTTCTTGCCCTTGTCGTAGTTACCGGCAAGGTGACAGCGGAATTTGTAGTATTCCCCGGCCAGTCGAATAGCATCTGCTGCTGTCCGTCCAACCAAGTCTGCTTTGTCTTCATCGACCTCTAATTGCCACTCGTCATGAATATTTCCGACGAACTCGTAATGAACGCCCGGGATAAGACCCATGGACTGCAAAGTCTGGTCTAGGATAACCAAGCCACGCTTCATCTGGATCGCACCTGCGGACTGAAGGAGAGTGTTGAGCGCTGCATGACCCGAGCGAACCGTGAGCTTCCGACCGTCGAGCCCCTTGAGGAACCCGTTCTTCTCGGCCTTCTTCTTCACAGCTTCGATCAGCTTGCTCAGCGCGGGGAGAGCCTTGAGGAACCGAGCCCGGGCAGCACGACCGGCAGCCGTGATCTTCTGCTTGGAGCCCGTGACACCAAGGATGCAGCCGAGGTTGAAGTCCCCGGAACCGTAAATGAAGGCGTAGAACCAAGTCTTTGCCGTATCGCGGTCACAACCCAGCGCCTTAGCGTTCTGGGTATGCATGTCGGTGCCGTCCTCTTTCTTCCCTTCGAGGACCGTCTTGATGTATGCGCCGCCGTCGTAGGCAGCCATGTATCCAGCCAGATCGCGCAGCTCCAACGCGTCAGCGTCACAGCCTACGAGAAGCTTGCCAGCGGTAGCCATGAACAGCTCACGGCACTCATGTCCAAACGGGGCGCGGCCACTGGGGACCTGTGCCATGTTCGGCTTCGAGTGGGTCATTCGTCCGGTGACGGCACCGTTCGTGTTGACCTGACCATGGATGCGGCCATTGCGGACGTGCTTGAGCCAAGCCTCCTTGCCTTCAGCCAACTGCCCGATGCGCTTCTGGATGAGCAGGTAGCGGAACAGGACCTTGGCAGCCGGGAACTTGAGCCCCTTCAGGACTTCTTCATCGACCTTCGGAGAACCGTCATCGGTGAACTCCTTGGGCTTCCAGCCGTAGAGGGTCTGTAGCCGGTTCGCGATGTCGTGCCGGGAGCCCGGGTTGAATGGCTTGAGCTTGACCTTGGAATAGGTCGCGCCTTCCTCGTAATGCTCCTTCACCGGCCCGATGTATGGAGCCAGTTCCTTCCCGTTCTTACCGAAGCGCCGGATCGTGACGGTTACGCCAAGGTCTTCACGCTTGACCGACCGAGACTTGGAGACCTCGACCTCTTCCTCAAACCGGAACCATGGAGCGAACTCCTTGGCTAGCTGGGCTTCGAGCGAGGCTTTCTCTCCGGCCAGCTTGGCGTAGAGAACTGCTGCCTTCTTCTCATCGAACGCAAAGCCATACCGCTCCTGACGGGAGACTATGTGACGGACCATGTGTTCGAGCTGGATGCTCTCCTCGGAGAACCCCTTGCCAATGAGCCGAAGCCACAGCTTGGTGGTAACCTCCACGTCCTGTTCGCAGTACTCCTGCATGAACAGCGACCATGTGCCCCAGACGTAGGCCGTGAGGGCTTCCTTCTTGAGGCCGAGCTTGATGCCCTCCTTCTTGCGGATATCCCCGTAGTCGCCCTTCCAGATGCCGAGGCGTTGACCCCAGCTCTCCAGCGAGTGGCGACCGAAGAGGTTCGGCGCGATCCACTGCTTACCCTCGCGTTGGCGCTTGTCGCGCTGCCGGAAGTCGGCGTCCTTCATGTCGGCATACATCAGCCGGGACATGATGATGGTGTCGCGGATCAGGCCCTTCGGCTTGAACCATGGGTAGAGCTTCTGGATGGCTGGGATGTCGAAGTCGACGATGTTGTGACCGACGATGATGTCGGCTTCCATCAGGAGCCTGAGGCCGAACTCGATGCTGTTGCGGTAGAACCGCTCCGGATCGTTAGGCTTCCAGTTGTCGGAGCAGCTCCAGACTTCTCCGGTGTTTACGTCCTTGATGACCAGTGAATGGACCACGGTCATCTCGGGAATTAGGCCGTCCGTCTCGATGTCGAAGACGAGGACCTTGGGGTTCGGAACCTCCCACACGAACGGTGCGAGAGGGTCGAACGTACTTACTTGGATTGAGAGACCTCCGTTATAGCGGCGACGATCTCCTGCCAGCGGTTGGCATCAAGTTTGATCGTGGCGGTGCGGGTGTTCAAAACGAGAAAGCCTCCCTTGCGGGAGACCTTCAGATTGGATGGCAGGTTCTCGTTGGTGTGTTCCTGCATCAGATGTCGACACCAGCGTCGACCCAGCCTTGGAACGTCATGTTGGAACCGCAGGGGACCCACAGGGATGTCCCGCTATCGAAGATGACGCAGAGGCTTTCCTTGGGTTTAGAAAGGGAGATCGTCGTCTTCTCCGGCTGAGCTACTGCCGCCAAAGTCATCATCAAAGTCAGAACCAGAACCTTCATTCTTGCTTTCCATTGGGTCCTCCAGCAGCTCGTACAAGCGGCCCGTCTCCTTGTCGTAGAGCAGCCAGCCAGCGGGGCCGGTCTCTCCGGTGAAACGGTTCTTGAGGATGCGGAGGATGGTGATGTTGTTGAGGGTGTAGGTCTTGCCGTTGTAGCGGATCGTGTTCACGTTCTGCTGGTTGCGCTCCAGTCCGATCACGAAGTCGGAGAGCTGGGCGATGGCATGTGACCCGCGAAGCTGGGCGAGAGCTGTCTCAGCCCCCTGCTCGTGCCCCTTATCGCCACTCGGACGTTTCAGGTGGGAGATCAGGAAGATGCAGACGTTGCACTCCATGGCCAGAGCCTTGAGAGCAGTCATGGCGTTGTCGATCATACGCCGCTCGTCCCCATCCTCCTGACCTGAGATCACGATGGATAGGTGGTCGATGACGATGAACCGGCAGCCGCACCCCTTAGCCAGGTACCGGACCTTGTTCAGCAGGTTGTCGATGGCCGTCGAACCAAAGTGGTCGTAGAGGAAGATCCTCCCGGTACCGAGCGTGGCGTCGAATGCTTCTTTGAACTGCTCAGGTGTGACCGAGCTTCGATCGATATGCAGCGGCTTGTTTGCGCTGATGCCCATAAGGCCGAGGCCGGTACGCTTGGTGTTCTCCTCCAGCATCATCATGCCCACGGTCTCACCCATGGCATGGAGGTGATGGGCGATCTCGCGGACAACCGCGGATTTGCCGATGCCGGAACCTGCGGTGAGTGTGATCAGCTCTCCGAGGCGAACCCCACGCATCATGGTCTGGAGGCCTACAAAGGGCAGGCTCTGGGCGACAAGATCGTCCTCGGTGTTAATGAGGTCGAACATGTCCATGCCGTTGACGATGCCGTCAGGGCGAACCACCTTGGCTTGCCAGATCGCGTCGATGATCTCCTTGACCTGACCGGCCTTGAGCATTTCGTTCGCGTCTTTGTAGGGAGCCGGGAGCGTGGCCACCTTGCAGCGACCGGGGACGAAGAGATCGTAACATTCAGCCACGGCTGCTTGCCCGGGTTCGTCCATGTCGAACATGAGGACGACTTCCTCGAACTCATTGAGCCATTCGAGGTTCTTCTTGAGCGCCTTGTAGGCACCCTTAGAGCCGGTCGGAACCGACACTACAGGCCACTTGTGACCCTGCGCTTGGCTAACGGAAATAGCGTCGATCTCACCCTCGGTGATCACGATGCGTTTGCCGCCGCCTTTCCAGAGGTGCATCCCGTAGAGACCAGCTTCGCCGGTATCCCCGAGGAAGCGGAAGTCTTTCTTCTGGAAGCGGACCTTCTGTGCGACGATGCGCTGCTGAGTGTTTCGGTAGTTGAAGAGGCGGACGGTGCTGTCGCCAAGCTCAGAGCGGGTAAAGCCCCATTTACGGGCGCTTTCGAGTGTGATGCCACGGCTGGGCCAATCGGTTGGCTCGCCCACGGCACATAGTCCAAGGTCCTTCCTCTCGCGAGGAGCCTCGGTTTCAGTATCGGTTATTGAACCTTCTCCACGTTCGTAGAAATCACATGCAAAACAGAAGCCGTGGCCGTCGCTGTAACGACCAAAGGCGTCCGATGAGCCGCACCGGGGATTGGGGCACGGCTCGTGGTGGAGGAACTCGCTGTCGTCGGCCATTATGGGAAGGCGCAGACGACCTTGTGTTCGGGGAACTTGGCTTTAACCCGCTTGATATGGTCGAAGTCAGCCTCGGTTTCGGGCCGCGTCATGAGCGTCAGGGTTCTGTTGGTCACGTCGTCGAGATAGGCCTGAGTTACGACGGTACCTTCGACACGATCCCTGCCGATCTGGCAGATGCCGATGTCCATCCGCTTGAGGACGGTCTCAAGGGTGTGGGCATGGAACAGGCGGATGAAGTTGACCTCGGCCCCGGCAATGGTCGCAACTGCAGCCGATGCTAGGTCATAGCGGATGCATGAACCATCGTTTGGCAGAGGGTCTGAGCCGGGGATGAAGACGTCAATGTCCTTGAACGGGATACCAGCCTCTTGATCGCGGAAGTATCCCCCGGCGATCCAGTACCTTTCTACGCCCACGGCGTACATAAACCCGTCAATCGCGGCGAGCCGGTCGTCCATCTCGAAGGGCCACAGGTCATCACCTTCCGGTGTCAGGCGGATCAGTGTCACTGGCACTTGCTCGCATTGGCCGCGTGTTGGCCGAGGAAGTAGCCACCGAGGCCCCAGAGCAGACCATTGCTGCCACCACCGCTGTTCTGTTGGATGATGGTCGTATGGTTGTTGGTCGTGGTGGACCGCTTGTAGGACGGGCTGTAGCTGGGCTTCGAGTAGCTTGGCCGAGAATAGCTGCGGCTGAACGAGCTTCGGCCACCAAAGCCGCCCTTGACCTGAACAATGGCTGCGCCGCCGAGGATCATGGACTGGTCACCGACCGGAGACTGAGGAGCTGGGGCTGGCGTGGGGCACGGAGCCGGGGGCTGACCACAGGAAGCGAGGGCAGCGCAGAGAGCGCCGACAAGGAGGAACTTGCGGATCATGTGTTTGATTTCCTTTTGATTAGCCCCACTGAGCCGCCATGGCGTCAGCGATGCCTTGATAGGTTGTGCTTCGAAGTTTCCAGCGATCCTCGGACGGGGAGAGGCGGTTCTGGCCGCTGTCCGTCTGGTTTCCCCACCTGCTCTTTCCGTTGATTATGCGAGGTGGGTAATGCTCGGTTGGCTGGAGAGGCTGGAGGTTCTTGAGCCAGAGGAAGGTTTCCTTGCTGGCGTCCTCACCGAACATGTACGGCTGGACCATTTGGGTGGCCCTGCGAATGCGCGTACCGATGCAGCCCTTTGGGTTCTCTAGGGCTATCTTGTTGATCGGTGCGTCGAGGAGGAGTTGGACGAACGCCAACGCCTCTTCAGTCTTCTCGGCCCGTCCAGGAACACGCTTGTTCCAGTGAAGGCCGCTGCTCGCCAGATAGGTACAGGGTGGATGTGCGATCAGAAGGTCCCAACCGTCGTAGAGGATATCCCTCACATTGCCCTGATAGTGCGGGCCGAGTTGGTCTGTTGGAAGGAGATCGCACGAAAGCGCATCGTGCCCCTTGGCAAGGAAGGCGTCTCTTACGCGGCCTGAATACTCACAAGCCACCAAGACCTTCATCAGGTCTATGAGATATGAAAGGGACCGTAGTCCGTGGTTTAGGCCGAGAGGAAGTCCGCGAACTTGGCGCGGAGGCGCGAGGCTCGGTCCTTGGCAGCGACGGCGGTATCCTGCTGGTCGCGGAGGCGGTCGATCTTCGAGGCGATCTTGTCGAGCTTTGCCTGTTCAGCGGCCTCTACGGCTTCCAGCTCGGTCAGGGCGGAGGTGAAGCCAGCGATTGCGTTGTCGGTCGACGGGCGGAAGGAGACGCGGAGTTTGATCATTTCGAGCCTTTCTTGGCGGGTTTCTGTCGGAGGACTTGGTAGAGGGCTGCCTTGCGCACCGGGTCGTTGGGCTCATCGAGCCATTCCGTGGGGATGACCTTGGCCGCGTACTGGAAGCCGTGGGATTGACACCAGATCGCGTAAGTCGTCTTGGACTGCTTGCTGATCCGGGTGTTCGGGTTGGAGAAGACGAACCGGAGATCGAGCTGCGGGTACTGCTGCTTGATCAGGATGTGCTTCTGCCGGTCTGCTGTGAGGAACCGGCCCTTGGTTTCGACTATGATCCCGTTCGGCAGGATGAAGTCGGGGGTGTAGCGATGGAGGGTCGCTGGCTTCGTGTAGGTAAGGTCATACTGCTCGTACTCGACCTTGACTTTCCATTCGGTCAGGAACCGAGCATTTACGTTTTCGAGACCAGAGCGGAACCCGTGAAGGGCTCCGACCTGTGCTTTGGATTTTGCCTTCGGCAAGAATTAGAAGTCCGTGTTCTCTTCTTCATCGGAAGAGCTGTCGTCGGAACCAGCGTCGTCGCCGTTGCCTTCGTCCTGGCCCTCGTCTTCGTCGCCTTCTTCCGGCTCCCAGCCCTCTTCGGCTTCGATGCCGTAGCGGCTCGGGTCGGCGTCAGCGCCACCAGACTGGAACTCGACCAGCTTGAAGATCTGTACCGCGACCGGCTGCAGGTTGACGATGGGATTACCGTCACCATCCTTGCCCTCGTAGATTTCGAAGGTGACAGCGTATTCGGAACCAGCGCCGACCTTGGCCTTCGGCACAGGCTTGCCACTGGCAGAGAACATGGCGGGCTTGCGATCCCATAGCTGTTCCTGCTTAGTCTTCTTGTCGGTCACCATGCGGTTCTTGACGCGGAGCTTGAAGACCACAAAGCCGGTCTCGCGTTCTTCGCCGGTATCCTCGTCGGTGATCTTCTCGTATTCCCAGCAAGCGTTCTTCTTCAGCGGAAGCGGCTTGCCAATGTGCTTCTTGGCAACTTCCTGCACAGCCTTGATCGTCGACTGGGCGTCGGCAATCTTGGTGCGACCATCGGCCTTGTAGGTGCCGTGCTTGTTGTACTTCGTGTCCGGGGAGTTCAGACGCGGGTAAACTGCGGACAGACGGGGGGTGCGGAAGGTTGGTTTCTTTGCTTTTGCCATTCTATTGTTTGCCTTTGTGCAAGTATTTAGGCGCGATAACGCCGTTCGAGTTTGGCCACATCGTAGCCTTCGGAGAGGAGCTTCGTCTGGAGAATGAGGTCGATCTCGTTGCCCTGCTTCCAGATGAAGACTGCGGTTTTGAGGGCGAGCGACCTCATTTCAGGATTAACTCCAAATCTTTGTTCGGTCGGGGTTGGACGCCGTGAACGTCGGCTTCGATCCCGAACTCTTCGCGGATCATCTTGGTCAGGGCCTTGGTGACGATCTCGCGGGTGACGACAATAGCCACCGGCTTGAGCTTCTTCGGCTTGACCGGGGTGATTGGGGGATACTGGTACATGCCCATGCCGTAGAGGATCGCGTCTTCCATTGCCTTTGCGTTGTCAGCAATCACCTTCTCGCGATGCTCTTCGACCGAGATGAAACGCTCAGGTTGGTAGAGACGGCGGCGACGCTGGTCATCTTCGATGAGGACGCAACCGGAGACGCTGCCTACGCTGCGGACCTTGTAGACCTTCTTCACCGTCAGCCGGTCGAGCGCCATCTCATTGTCGATGCAGATGATTTCATCGCCACGTTTGAACTTAGGCATTCCATTCTCCCTGCATGTAGGCGTCAATGGCGGCGAACTCGGTGCGCTTGCCTTCGGTGGTGACGATGAGGTTCTTGATCGCGGTGAAGACTTCCTGAGGAGGAATGTCGAGATGTTCCGCAAGGGCCAGGAACACAGCCGCTGCGGCCATGATCTGGGTGTGAGGGCGTTCGTCTTCGATGCCCATCAGGACCTTGAGCGAGGCCATGGCCACGATCTTGGGGTTGGCATTGTTCATTGCATCGCGATTAAGCCGCATGTGGACCTCGTGGGGGCTGGCTGAGGATGGTCAGGAGGATGAGGGTGATGATGAGGGCGGCGATCATGCCTGAGCCTCGCGCTTCTGGCGGAACATGGCCTTGCGGCGTTCCTTGCGACCGAAGTAGCCGTTGACCTTGAGGCCTTCGATCAATGCGCGGCGAACCTCATAGCGCTCGGTCTTGGTCAGGGAGGCCAGATCGAAGCTCGGGCCGTTGGTGACGGACAGGCTGTTCTGAGCTGCGCCGAACCGGAGTGTGATGCCTTGGTTCATACTTGGGTAAATCCTTTGGCTGTTTCGTTGGTAATCGCTAGTGTGGTCCCTATTGTTTGCACATTGGCAAACGATTAGGCGAAGAAGAACCTGCTCTCCTTGATCTGCTCCAAGTTCAGGTCCCCTTCCGGGGGTAACTCGGGAAGCTCATCAGCCACGCTGGGGCATTGTGCCGCCACCTGATCCCTGAAGGAGACCAGAGGGCGATTTCGGTACATGTCCACGAAGACCTCGCGCAGGATGTCCCTGAGGGTGGTCGTGTCACAGGCATGGGTTCCATAGCTGTCGTGGATCATCGCCAGACTGGTGATGCCCCTCAGGAAGGCTTTGGCAGCAGTCAGGATCATGGCCGAGGCATCCATCGAGTGGGTGTAGTTCGGGCTGACCGACGTTGACTGCTTGGAGTTGTTGATCGTGTCGGCCTCATCGTAAGCCGTGAGCTTGATGATGGTGCCGTTGATCCGGGTCTTGATCCGACGCAGGGTAAGATCGGGATAGAGTTGGTAAGCCACGAAGCCAGAGGGCGTCTGCCAGTAGAGCGGAGAATTGGCCTTGGCAGTCAGCCTCGCGACCTTCTGCAGCCAGCCCATGGCGTCCCTTGCGGCGACAACCACGTCTCCGATGCCCTCCCACACAAGCTTCGAGAGCCAAGCGATTGCCCGGGGCAGCTCGTCCCCGAGGTTCGGGTCTTTACCAGCCGCGATCTTCTCCTTGACCGCCTCCTCGACGTACTTGAGGCAGGAGCGTGGGGTGCCACCATATGGTAGGACCATGACAGGACGCTTGGTGATCTTGCGGTCCATACCGAAGTTCAGCCAACTGTGAGCCCACCGCTGCATCTCTGCCTCAGTCGGCCCCTTCTTCTTCTCGTGGGTCTCCTCAGGCTCGAACATCTCAGCCACGTCAGCCAGCCCATCACTTGCAGAAGTGCAAGCAATTAGACGCAGTTTCTCCATGACACGGTCTGCCACCGCTTGGTAAATGTCTTGCGGCTTGTCCGATGGGATCAGGTTGACGGCTGCGCCGCCGATGCTGTCCCTGAGCATGGCCGAGAAGTGCTGGAGCCCGTTGCAAGAACCATCCATAGCGATTGGTAGATGGCTGACGAAATCGCAGTTGTTCTCTGAGGCATAGAGAGCGGTCCACTCGAAGCAGAACGCGAGGAAGCACCAAGGGCTGTCGGCCTCGGTCCACCACATGTCAGCAAGGGGGTCGATCCCGACGCTGTAGACGCGCTCGGAGTTCTCCTCGACCCACTGCACTCGGTCTTCGAAAGAAACCTTATCCACCCCAAATGTGTTGGCCCCATGAACGGCCAGCCAATACCGCCCATCAGTGCCGAGTGGCTTGCCCACGGCGAACCGCAGCAACCCCTTCACAAGGTCTGACCCCTGGGGATGCAGGACAAGTGGCACAGGATAGGCACGACCCCGGAAGTCCAGATTGTGCGGGAAATAAATAGCCGGTTCCTCTCGGAAGCGTCGACACATCGTCAGCAGGGCGTGTTGGCTTAGCCGGTCCTGTCGACGGTGGTAGTTGGCGGTGTGAGCGTCCCGCGCTGCCCATTTCCATTTCTGTCTGGCCTCTTCGTTGGTGTCGATGTCGTATGGCTTCGGCGGAAGCGGTATGTCGGTCAGTGGAACAACCCCGGCCACGTCAGATCCGGCCTTGAGCAGAGCCTCGTAAACGTCGAGAACCCCCCGGTTGATCTGCCAAGGCGTCTGCTGGATGGCGTTGAGCCCGAGGAAGACGTTGGTCAGGTCCGTGGATGCGAGCATGTCGAGGTGAACCCGGCGAGCCTTGCGGACCAGAGAAACCGGGCGCACAGCGTCGGAGTGGTAGCCACCGCCCACGATCCCGGTCCAGTTCTTAGGCGGGATGATGGTTGGCATGTAGTAGGGGTTCAGCAGCTCACCCCGGAGGAGGCTTGAGTTGACCCAGTCAGAGGCCTTGGCGGTCAGGAAGACCTGATGCTGGTCCTTGTATTGACCTCCAAAGCCGGTCTGGTTCAGGGCGAACTCGATCAGGCCCGTGGCATCAGCCACCAGCTCGACCATCTTAGAACCGAGGAGGACACTGTCGTTCCTACCCCAGCGTTCCCACGGGATGTTGTACTTGCCCATGGCATAGATCAGGACCTTGCGGCGGTGGGCTTCATTCGCCCCGTCCTCGGTCAGGCTCTTGTCCAGACGGGCGAACATGCCCGGGTTCAGGACTGCGAAGCGCTCGAACCTTGCCTCGTTCTCCAGCGCGTTAGCCACGTTCATGGATAGGCCGGTGAGATTGGTGATCGACTTCGACATGAGCCGACCGAGGATTGCTTTCAGTGAAATGTAGGCGACTGCGTCTGGGTCCATGTCTCGGACCAGTCTAGCCGCCACAGCCTTTGGGCCAGGGCGACCAGAGTAGACTTCGTCGATGAAGATCTGCAGTGTGTCAGAGACGGCAGCCACGGCCTTCTTGATGAGGAATTGCCCGGGTTGGGTCTCGCCTCCCCTATCCTGCTCGATCTCACGGGCAGAACGGGCTTGATACCGGGCAGCACCAAGGTTGGACATATCGATCTCCAGCTCAATCTGACGCTGGAAGACATCTGGATGAATGGTCACGCGGCCCCCATAGATAGGCATTGCACGGCCTCCAGTGGCCGATGACCTTGGAGAACCGCTGCTGCATTGTCGGTTGGATGATCAGGTGTTGTGGGTATCGGCCCTGCTTCATGAGCCATTGGGCGCAGCCGTGTTCGGCCTGTGTGGAGACTCGGACATGGAAGCCCGAGGTCCTTATTTTGTCGGGAGACCCGAGCGCGAACTTGCGCTCAGGGCTCAGGTCTTTCCAATTGTCGGCGCAGAAGCGACACAGCTCGTCGAACTCCCCATCTGAGAGGAGGCTCTCGTCGAGACCGTAGTAGGCCATGGATGCCATGACGACCCGCCGAGCAGCGAGGTCGAGGGCGATCATTACGCCGGGACTTCGACCATGGTAGTCACCACGCCGCTGACGACAGTCAGCTTGAGGATCGTGTCCCAATCAGTGGGATAGGTGACGGTGACCGGAGTGCTTTGGATCGAGGCTTTGAACTTATCCGCGATCTTCCGCTGGCCGGGGGCGTTGGGGTGAAGACCATCAGCCATTAGATCAGTCGCCGGGTTGATCACCGAGAAGATATCCACAAGCGATACCTTGAAGCCATCAGCCTTGAACTCGTTCACGATGGAAGAGATCAGAGTGTTGTAAGCCGTGACCATGGCCTCCGTTGCGCCGAAGGTAGTGTACCCAGCAGCCGCCCACTTCGATAGGTTCGAGACGTGGGTCATCGGGCCGACCGGCTGATCGCTGCCTCGGATATCGTCGAGGTAGAAATATTCGCCACTGCTCGTGACCCGAACCTCGACCGAATGCTGACCGGGGGTTGTCGCGAAGCGGGCCAGAGCCGGGGCATAGACCTGACCGTTCTCAGTGGTCGAGCCAGCAGTTCCATTCGCAGAGAGCGTCCCTGCCTTCACACCGTCGATGTAAACGTCAGCCGATGACTGGCAGTCGGTGTGGTTCTGGATGATGTAGCCGACATAGATTTCGCTACCGGAGACAGTGGCCGCAGCTTTGGCACCTTGTGCATTGGTGACGACGCCGAAGGTGTTGACTTGGGTGTTGGACCATGCGCCGGTCTTGACCATAGCCGCGTCCCGGCCCTTGACCCGGTTCGGCATGATGGCATCTGCGATCAGGCGACGGAGGAAGGCCGCGAAGTAGCCACGCTTGGTGGCGTTATCCTTGTAGACGCGGACATCGTTGGTGCCGACCAGTATAGCCACAGTATCACCCGCAGCGCGAGCCACGGCCTGAGCCTTGTAGGACTGATCACCAGCCTGATCGCCGTTCTTTGCGCGGTTGACGATGGTCGTATACCCAAGCTCCGAGGAGACTAGGGCTGGCCAACGCTGCGAGACTGGGAGGGAGTAGCCGGAAGAGGTTGCATCGGAGCTGAAGCTGTCGCCGCTAATATCAATTTTGGACATGCGTAGGGTAAGCCTTTCAATGCTTTGGATGTATTATCGATGGTGGGTTTGGTCAACTGGGGGTTGGTAAGATCACCACCCCAAATCTTCATGGGGGAGATATACCTGTACCTGCTTCCTGATCTCGTTCAGCGGTTCCTTGACCATGGTGTTGACCGAGGCGCGGAAGAAGTAGCGCCAGCCGTGGCCGGTCGCCGGGATCGCCCTGTGGTAGTCCCGAGCTGAGAACTTGTAGAGCGCCCCGCTTTCAGCCGTGGTGACATACTCAGAGCGGTCGGCCCCAAGTTCCACCAGATCGCTGAGGTAGGTGTTGATCTCTTCGGAGTGTTCGCCCCAGAGGTTCTTGCCCGGGCTAGCCACCTTCTGTAGGAGCTCGGTGATCAGGCTACCGTGGTTCAGGAACTCGGTCATGGACCCGGTCCCGCAGTCGACCACCAGCAGGTAGTGACGGATGCCTGGGATAGCCGGATGGTCCAACACGGGCTGACCGTCTTCCCCTCTCGGGATCGCATCGCAGTGCCACCCACCGATGGCTGGTATCCAACCGGGCTTGAGCATGTGGACGCGGGTGTCGATCACGACATTGCCCCGGTCGAGGCTGATCTCCCCGGCATTCAGCAGGAAGGTTGTCGCCTCAAGCGTCAGGGGGCCTCCCTCTTGGAGGGCGAACTGCGGGGACGCGGAGAAGAGCATCGGCTCATCCTTGAGCAGCTCCACAGGCGCGACAAAGGGTTGCTCATTCAAGCGTGAAAGCATGGGCATTTCCTCGGATTGTCTCGGGATTGTCACAAAATCGATTGTCACCAACATTTCCTTGCACGGGTGCAAACGATTGGTGAAAAGAAAAATCCCTGTTCTGCAACAGGGACTTAGGGGGACAATGGAGGGTCATTTGCAGGGGTGCAAGTTCTGAGAACAGAACCTAAATCTGGCGTGTCTACCAATTTCACCATACCCGCGCCCCAACCGCGTCGAAAATCCTCGTGGCCTGAGGCCTTCCGGAGCGCGCGTCTCTATATCACCCGTTTCAGCACACGCAAAGGGAAAATGACGGTTTTTTGGCACTTCCGCAAAAGCCCGAAAAACCCGCCTGCCGGGCCCTGCAATCCTGCCGCCAAGGATGCTTAACTTTTTATTAAATTCTAATGTGTATATTGGAACCAACTAGGAAGAAGGCATGCATGAATTGCATGTCATCCATTCCCATATTGCACTGCACAATAAGCGTGTGGCTTCGTAATATGGAGATACGGCGATTGATTGGAACATTTTCCTGATCTCTCCGGTTCGAACGGTCTGGCACCCGTTCAGAAATGAAGTGCCCTCGGGATTTGATCCCGCGATGAAAATTCGGGCGACGCACTCCTCCTCCCAGCGTAAGCCCGATGGGACTGGCGATCCTCCTCCTCCCAAATCGCCGGTCGTTACAAATGACGCCCACCGGACCTCCTCCCCCGGTGGGCGTTATTTTTTTGCGCCGCAAAAGGAGGATTTCCCCGATGGGCATGCAAAAATGCCCATTGTATACCCAGTCATCATCATGGTTAATCGTTTCGTAATGCGTCAATTGCATAGGTGGCATACCGAATAGGCGCTGTTACTTTTTGCGACGCAACATATATTAGCGGTCATGAGATTGAAGTCAGCGCCGAAGGGGCTGCTGGCAAGGGCCTTGAAAGGGACACGACCATGAACATCGCACAGAAACTCAGCAGCTGGCGCAAGTATCGCGAAACCGTCAACGAACTCGGCCGCATGAGCGACCGCGAACTCAACGACCTCGGCATCGGCCGCGCAGACATCCGCCGCGTTGCACGGACCGCAGTCGGCTTCTAA